CGATGTCGTAGAGCCAGACCCATGGATAGACCATGGTCAGGTCGCGGCTGAGTCGGACGGATTGATTCGTTAGCGGCTGAGTCATTCGGCCAACACCTCCTCGAGCTCAACGGCCCAACGGAAAACACTCGGCGTCACCTGCTCGACGTCCAAGGAATCTTGCACGAACCGCACGATGACCGCCGACCCAGTGGGCGTGGTCCAGTTGAAGGGCACCTCCACGCCCTTCCGCAGCCCGTAGAACGTCTTGAGGCCAGATGCCTCGGCCGACGTGGCCGCGTTGTTGCCGATCTTCCAGCGACGCCTCGGACGAATTGTTTGCAAGGCGACGTACTTGTGGTCGCTGTCAAAGGAGTGCCGAAGCTGGGGCCGGCGGCTTTCCTCGATGTGACCGAACTCGTAGGCGTAGTTGAATGTGCCTGTGGCCGCATCGTTTTCGGCCAACACCGCGATCGTCGCCTGATCCTCCTCGGGCGTGTCCGGTGCAGCACCTCCGGCAGCAGCGGTCCACGCATCGAAGTAGGAGTTGGCCGTCGTAGAGTGGTTCGAGCTCAGGAACACCACGCCTTCGCCGTTGCCGCCCTCGGAGATGCGTACCGATGTGCGGTCGGTCACTGTGCCGGCCGCGTCGATCGAGAAAGCGACTTGCGCACTGCCGGCTGCAACCGAATTGCCGGCCGAATCGTAGAAGCCGGCGGCCAAGTTCCAAGTCTGCTGGGTGCCGTTGATGTACACCTTCATCCCGATGTAGCCGGTCTGAGGTGTGGGAGAAGTCAGCGTGAGTGCTTGGAAGCGCAGCGTGAAGGAAGTACCGAGGGCCAATCCCGCCACGCCTGTCTTTGTTGCAATGACAACTGGAGCAACGCTACCTCGAAGTCGTGAGATGCTGACGTTGAAGGTTCCAGAACTTCCGATGTAGTCGACCGTCGCCGTGTAACCACGCGGACGAGTCGTGTACACCGTGTCCGACGTCGTTCCTGCGGACGTGCCGAACAGGATCAAGCCGAATGTCCGACTAGTGCTAGATGCGCCAGTCTCCATAACGACGTCGACCGAGCGGTCTTGGAACTTCGGATCCCGTGCAACGATCTGGCTGAAAGCGTAGACCGTCGAACCGGTCAGCGAAGGACGTGCATAGATTCGGTTGTTGGCCGAGTCGAGACGCATCGAATCCTCGTAGGCCTGCGTGCCGGTCGCGTTGGTGCTTGAAAAGTCGCCAGTCCACCCATGGCGAAGGGATGTCGCGAAGCTGATGCCAGGAGACAAGGGCACGCCTGGGGTAGAGACGGTCTTTCCTCCATTCCGATCAAAGCGACGCCAGCCCTCATACAAAACCGGCGCGCCTCCGATCGGCCCCACGCTCCAGTAGTTGCACTGCATCGCCTGGCGTTGGCCGCTAGGCGTTGACATCGAAGTGTTGTCGCCAGACATCACGATGCCGGCTCGACCAGTCGCTGTGATCGGCGACGATGAATCGTCGGCCGAGCAGACCAGCTCCTCCACCAACTGCCCTTGAGCGTCGGGCACCGGATTCACCCGATAGCCGCGGAGCTGCACGGTGCCGCCGACGTCTTGGACCGTGAATCGAAGCACATGGTCGATGTTGGTGTTCGTGGGGAAGAACGCCGACAGGTTCGGAGCGGTGCTGCCGGGCGTCGTCGAGTTGACGTTCAGTGCCGTAGGCACTCCGGCCACGACCTTGATGATCATCAACCGAACGCGACTCGAGCCGACGTACAGAGTGCCGCCGGAGGGTTCGCCAAACAGTCCGAAGTAGTAGCCGGTGACGGTGGTGAAGCGAGTGTTGGAAGTGCCGCCCGCCGTCAAGGTGCCATTCACTCGCGCAGCCAATCCAAGCGCAAAGCCCTGCGTGCCTGTGTAAACATTCGGCCGCTCGCGGAACCTGAAGTTCCCTTTCAGCTCTACGTCGGTCGCGTTGTAGTCCCGGAAGATGAAGCCCGAGGCACTGCCATCCGAGACCACGCTTTGATGACTGACCGTGGCGGGGTTTGTTGAAAAGGCAGCAGCACCCGCGCATCCGTTGTGGATGTCGCATCCATTCGACGCAAGGACTTGAGTAGCTCCCCAAAAGCGAGTGCTGTCGACGTTGAGTTGCGAATTCCACGGCTCGAAGCGAACGTAGTTGCCGACCAGATATGTCGAGTCAACAGCACCCGACAGCGTGTCGAACGTGTCGCCGTTCGGATAGACGCCAAACCCGTCTGGGACACGCGTCATGTTTGTCGCGATCGGCGACATCAGTTCATCCTCACGCTTTCGCGCAGCGACCTGTTAGCACCCGACGCGATCTCTGCCGCCACGATGTCACCGATCACGCGTGCCTCACGAAGCAGCACGCCCTTCGCTCCTTCGCCGTCGAGTGCCTGCACGCGCGGATTGTAGTCGAGGTTGATGTTCACCACAGGTGCCGTGGGTGCCGCATCGTCGCGACGCGTGGACATCGCGGCCGGCGTGTTCTGGAACTCGACCGGCACGCCACGGTCAAAGCGCGCCGAACTCGATAGCGCCTGGATCAGAGGAGCGAGGTCCACCTCCGGCTGCATAGGCTCGATGGGCTGGATGCGCGAGATCAAACGATCCGCAAGCGAAGTCAGATCCACGCGCCCCAGCTCGATGACCGGCTCCGGCACTTCGAACTGGTATACCGGCTCCGGCACTTCGAACGTCGGCGCAGGCACATCCACGTTGAACGAGATGTCCGATGACCTTGAGCGCAGAGCCTCGAGCAAAGGCGCGAAATCCAACTCCGGCCTGTTCTGGAACTCAACAGGGATGCCACGGTTCGGACCGGGCAACGGCACGAACGCCTCCGCACCACGGCCCTCGCCAAAGACCGCGATCTGGGGCTCGGTGGTCACGCCGCCACGCGCGTAAGCCTTGAGCGGCAAGCCCGTGGCATCGGCCAACATCTTGCCCGGCATCACGCCACCGTCTGCGAAGAACGACGCGCCGCCCATCGGCTTGCCCGTGCCCATCGACGCGAGACTCGATCCAGCCGGAATCGTCGACTGCATCTGCCCTGGCATCACGCCGCCCTTCTCACCGACCGTGAATCCGCCAAGCTCCGCAGCCTGAGATGCATTGGCACCACCAGCAGCGCCGCCGGCAAATCCGATCGCGGTCAAGATCGCCGCAGCAATCTTCAACGCGATCAGTTGGTTGATGGCTTGCACGATGCCGGAGATGAAGTTGCGGATGAAGTCCTTGAAGGCGTCGCTGGCCTTCTTCGAGCCTAGGACGATGTCGTTCAGGAAGCCCGAGAAGCTGCTTTGGAAGGACTGGATGCCAGCGGATGCCAGATCCGTTGCTTCCTTGAACCGGTTCGCCGTCTCCTTCACGAACTTTTCGAGAGCGCCAGTGAACCCAGCATCGAACGCAGCGCCAGTGGTCACGGCCTCCTGACCGACGCCACGAATCTGATCCCGAATCGACTGGATGCGAGCCACGACTTCGTCGCGTTCCTCGTTCGACAAGATCGAGTTCGCGAGCTTGCCCTCGAGCACAAGGATCTCATCCGCCAGCGGCTGAACCTGCGTCGCCAAGTTGCCGAAGAAGTCGACCTGTGCGCCAGCGCCGGACACGCCCTCCTCGATCAACTGACGAGCCAACGCCGCCGACTCGCGGATGCGCTGAAGGTTCGCTTGGTACGCCTGAAGTTCGGCCTGCTGCTGCAAGGCCAGCGTCTGCGCCTGCTCTTGCCGGCGACGCTCCTCGACCTCCAAGTTGTCGGCCTGTCGTTTCTGGGTCAACTCCCCGAGCAACCGCTGCTCGAACTGGTAGATCTCTTGGATGCGAGCCTCCAAGTCCGCACCCACGAATCCACGCACGCCAGCGCCCGCAAGCTCTTGAGCCTGCTTGATAAGGTCGGCAATCCGAGAACTGATTCGCGCGATATCGGCATCCGCGTCCTCGTCCACCAGAGCCTTGAAGAAGCCCTTGGCAGCTTCGTCCTGCTTCTTCTCCAGCGTGATCAGCCGAGCCTTTTCATTCGCCAGCGCCTTGTCGGCCAACTCGTTGCGACGGATGTACACAGCGTCGACGAGTTGAATCTCCAAGGCCGCGATGCGCTGGAGCGTCGACTCCAACTCGGCACCGCTAAACTCGGGCACGCCAAGCTCCGAGAACGCACGCGCTTGGTCCCTCAGTGCGTCGATGAATTTCTGGACCTTGACAATCTCCGCATCGACCGGCTTGCCGGAAAGAGTGTCGAAGAAGGCCTCGATGCTGGGACGAGCGGCAGCGAACTTGTCGGCGATCACGCCAGACGATTCGCCAGCCTTGCGCGCCAAGACATCAAACTCCGCGCCAGCGGCAGCAGCCCTGGACTGCAACGCAGAAACCTGACGCGTGATCTCCTGACCCGCAGTTGCTTGGCTTCGAGCGTAATTCGCGTACCGCCTGCCAAACTCATCGAAGTCCCCAGACACCCTGCCGATGCCGACTCGGACATTGTCGATGATGTCGAAGAATTCCGAGAACCGATCGGCCGAGCTGTCCTGCGTGCGGCCAATCGTTGCTAGGTCTCTGTTGTACTGGGATGCAGCATTCGAAAGGTTCGATAGAGCCTTCGAATAGTCCGACGAACGGTCCACGCCCAGCGCCAAGGCCGCATTGACCGCCTGCTGCGAGCCGAAGATCTTCTTGAACTCTTCCTGCACATCGCCGCCGCCGGCTTGGATGGCTTGGAAGAGCGTGTTGATTGTTCCCGAAAGCCCCTTCGTCGAAACCGATTGCGCGTTGAACGTCTGACCAAGGACAGCGAACTTCTGATTCACGACCTCGGCATTGATCTGCAATCCTTGCAGGATGCCTTCTAGGAATCGGAGGGACTCGGCCTCTGATGTGCCAGCTCCCCGTAGAACGGTGAAGGCCGCCAGCAGGTCTTCAAGTCGAACGCCAGAAGCCTGCGCGGTATTGCCGATGCGATCAAATCCGGCCGCCAAGATGCGCAGGTCTGATGCCGTCTCCTTCTGGACCTGACGCAACTTGGACAGGACGTCCACGCTGTTGTTCGAAGACTGGGCGAACGCCCCATTCGCATCGACCAAAAGCTTCGTAGCTTCCGTCAAGCTGATTCCCTGCACGCGCGCAAACGCAGCCGCGTCGGCGACCTTGAACACCACATCGGCAGTGGTCGCGAACTTCTCGTTCAGCAAGGTCTGGGCCGCCGTCGCCACTTCTTCTTCCGTGGCAAACCGCTTCACGCTCAGGGCAAGCGTGGTCAAGTCATCCTTGAGGCGCTCGGTGGACGTGGATGTCAGATCCAAACCAGCCTGAATCCGTGCCAGCACGACCTCGACCTTGCCGTACTCGTCGAGGAACTCACGAGCCTTCTGCGTCACCGTGCCGATGATCGCGCTCACGGAAACCATCTGGAGCGCAGCCTCGGCAAAGCCCTTGCTCAAAGACTCGCCGGCCTCCTTGCCTTCCTTGCCGGCCTTCTTGGTCTCCTTGGCGACATCACCGGCAGCGTCTGCCGTGTCGTCGGCAGCTTTCGCGGCACCGTCGGCCGCCTTGCGCATGTCGTCGAAGGCACTCTTCGCCTCGTCCGACAACTTCCCCACCTCACCCAGCAACTTCTGGATGGACTTCGAAACCTGATCGTCCAGGCTCGCGATGATCTTCAGTTCAGCGTCGCTTGCTGCCATTGTTCTTCGACCTGCTTTCTACCGCGCGTTGCTCGGCCTCGATCATCTTTCCACGCTCGCTCGCCGCGATGTCGACCAGCCGCATCAACTTGGACGGCTGCTCGCTGTACCCGCCCGAAACCGGCATCACGCCGTTCTGTATGTGGCTCCACGCGCGCAAGACCACGCGGCCAAGGTCACATGCCTCGGCCGATGGACAACGCTCGCGCTGCACTTGGCCTCGTCCGCCACAGGCCTCGCACTTCAAGTCTAGACCAAAGCACGACTCGCAAGTCCGGGTGTATACGACCACGCCCGCCGGCTCGTCGCAGCCCCACCGCTTCCTCAACTCCGGCGTCTTGCACTTCGGACACTTCGCCGGCTGGTCGCCAAAGGCCGCGTGGACGGCGGCTAGGACTTTCCCGCCTCGTCCTTGCCCACGCTCTCTCGACCGACAATCGCGTTGAAGAGCTCCAGAACAATGGCCGTGGGCAGCAACTCGACCATCTGCTTGGTCGCGTACCCGTCCTCGCCCTTCTCGAACGGCAGAACGCCGTCAGGGCCCTCCAGATTGCGCCAGCCGACAAGCGCGCGCCGGACGGTCTCAATCATCAGCCGGGCACTTTGCGTCGCGCCTTGGGCCTCGGTAAAGGCCGCCAGCTCGGCCTCGTCGTAGACCGTGAACGGGCGAAGGAGGAAGACGGTCTGGACCTCAGGCGCGTGCGTGCGCTCGGCCTTGAGGATGTATTCGCGCGGCTTGCGCGGGTCGAGGGAGAGCTTCATGCCCAGATGATAACGAAGCCGGCCGCGCTGTTTCGGCGCGGCCGGCAGCCAAGTCCGTCCGACTTTCGTCAGACGCCAGTATCCCAGATGATCGCGAACTCGTTGTCGCCCGACACGCTTGAGGAACTGCCGCTGTCCAAGGCAAAAGAAACGTCGCGCGTGATGATCCCGTTCCTGTCGCCTTGGCCGATGCTTTGGAGAGTCATCGTCGGCATGATGAACCGGAACTTGTTTGCAGCAGTCGAGCCCACGTCGATGTTCATCCTATTTGAATTCCCGGCGAAGTAGTTCGCCATGAAGTCAAAGTCCAGCTCAGGGGCCTGCTCTGGATCAATCGTCAGCGTCGGAACTCGACCGTTCTGGTAGATGCCGTCGATGCCAGTACTGGCCGACATGCACCGGCGGTACTGCACGTCCGCAGCCATGTCGATACCAAAGGACGTGGCGCAGACTGTCCTCTGACCACCCAGCGTTGTGATGACATCATCGCCGGCCGTCACAGTGGCACCCAGCAAGACAGGCGGAACCAGCGTGTCGTAGGTGATGCCAGAGACGTTGCCAGAGTCGACGACCGCGTTCTTGATGCCTTGGAACGTGAAGTTGAAAAGCACAGGCTCCCCGATGTTGCCCGTGATGCTCACAGATCCACGACAGCCCGCCATGGATTCAAACACGCCGTCCTTGGCGACGCCAATCGAGGCCGTGCGACAAACGTTGTCTGCTTGCAGATATGTGTTCAAACCTGCAAGCGCAGCCGTAGAACTCAACAGCACGCCGGCCTCACTGTAGATCGAAACCGTTTCGCTTGCTGTAAACGTACCGGACACTCGACGAACGATGCACTGCGTCGTCGCAGGTGATGCCGGCATGTCGTAGTAGGAAATCGCGATCGCCTTGCTGGTGTTGCCGACAATCGTGTGTGCTTTGTTGAAGGACTGAGCGACGTTGAAGAGTAAAGTGTAGAGCGGCACGCTCCACGGATACCAGCCGATTGCTGTCTCCGAGATCGAGCCCGAAGTTGTGAAGCTACCGCTGCCGGGAAAGGTGAATCCAGTGCCAGCACCTGGAGTTCCACTTCCCAAGTACAAATTGCCGGCAGCGCCGATCAGACCCTGCGTCGCCCACACATACGGAGCTCCGTTGTAGTAGGTTCCGATGGCCGTGAAGGTCGCACCGCCAGAAGTCTGAGTGATCACCGTGCCGTGACGGATCGGGCCGTTGGTAATCGCGCCAGACACGTCGAAGCGATACAGGCGATCCCGCCGGAAGCCACATGCCACCAGCGGGATGTCGAACATCGGACGTGTGCCCAGTCCACCCGACGTGCGACCAGCAGCCTCAAGAGTGAATGACGTCGTACCGAGAACAGCGCCAGCAACCGGAGAGAGTGGCGTGAAAGTCTCGCGCGCGACGTCGCGCTGGTAGGTCTCGACCTCGAACGTCATCTGGGGATCAATCGCCAAGTACTTCCCGTTCGCCGAAGTGAACAGTGTGGAAGTGAACGTGCCCTCGACCGTTTCCACGGCGCAGAAGAGCTGCTGAAGTCTTGTCAGTGACATTCGATCCTCGTTCCCTTGTTGAGATTTTCAGGCTGCTCAGACCGCAGGATCCCAGATCACCACGAATTCGTTGTCGCCGGCAACCGACGAAGACGAGCCCGAACTCATGTTGAATGAAATATCCCGAGTGATAGTGCCGTTGCGATCACCCTGGCCCACAGCCGTGACGGCCGCGTTCAGGACATTCACACGGAACTTGTTCGGAGCAGTCGTGCCAATGGTCGTGTCGATACCGATCGTGGTCGCCGAGAAATAGTTGTCCATCCAATCGTAGTCCAACTCGAGCGACAGGTCAGGGTCGATCGTCCCAGTCGGCGTGCGGCCGTTGTAGTAGATGCCGTCGATGCCGGTCGTGGCCGTCATGCAACGGCGGAACTGGATGTCATTCGCCATGTCAAAGTTGAACGACGTGGCGCAGAACGACTTGCGCTGGGCCAGAGTGAAGTTTGAGTCGCCAACAGTCATCGAAGCGCCAAGCAGAACAGGCGGCGTGGCATCGTCGTATGTCACCGACGACACGCTACCACCGTCGACCACGGCTTCCTTGATGCCTTGGAAGGTGAAGTTCAGCAGCGCAGGCTCGCCGACGTTGCCAGAAATCGAAACGCTTCCGCGCGCACCCTTCATCGACTCGCGCACGCCATCCTTGGACAAGCCGATGCTGATAGCAGCGGAATTGTTGTAGACATTGCTCGACAAATCGTAGCTCTGCGTGTAACTGCCCGAACCGAAGTTCGGATTCACGCCAGAAACAACCGCACCAGCGCGGTAGACGACGCAGGCGGTGTCGGACGTAGTGAATGTTCCCTGGACACGACGCATGTAGATGACCGTGCCGGATGAGGCGACAGCGTAGTACACGATGCCGATTGCACCGGTACTGTTTCCAACCACGACATCATTCGCTTGCAAAGCAGCACCAAGAGAAGCGACCGTGGCCTTGTACAAAGCAACGGACGACGGGAACCAGCCAAGAGCGGCATTGATCGCAGTGGCCGTCACAGTTCCATGCGCCGTGGCACCCGAGTTTGAAGTCAGTGAAACAGCCGCCATACCGGTCGAGTTGCCAAGAGTATTGTCAGCTCCCTTCGTGCACCAGACGGTCGTGGCTCCGATCGGATAGTTGCCGATCGCCGTAGCCGTTCCAGTAGCCGTCAAAAGCGTTCCGTGGGCAATGGCGTTGGTCGCGACACCGGCAGACAAGGTCAGGCGAATCAACCGCTCGCGCCGGAATCCGCACGCAACCAGCGGCAAGTCCCACTGCGGATAGCTGCTGATCGTAGTCGCACCCGACTTTGCAGCCATTTCCAGCGAGAACGAGCAATTGCCAAGCACCGCGCCGGCCAGCGGCGACAACGGCGTGAAGCTCTCGCGCGCGACATCGCGCTGGTAGGTCTCGACCTCGAAGGTCATCTGCGGGTCGATCGCGAGGTACTTCGCGTTCGCTGCCGAGAACAAGGTGCCCGCGGCGACCGCCGTACCTTCAACGGTTTCGGCCGCGATGCAGAGTTGTTGAAGTCTTGTTAGTGCCATGTGTCTCTCTCAGTGCTTGGTGGACGGGTCGCCGTAAAGCGTTCGATACAGGATCCGCACCGTGACTTGCGCCTCGGCCAGCGGGTTGCTCGGGTCGGCCTCGAAGACTTGATCACTCAAGATGCGCGTCGTCAGCGCGTTGCCTCCGCGCGTCCAGTCCGTGGTCAACGCCACGCGCACATCCGTCACCAAGTCTTGCAGGGACGTTTTCCATGCGGAATCGTAGACCCCGCACACGATCAGCAGGTCCATCGTGTGCTCGATGATTCCTAGCCGGCTGTCGTCGTGCGTCTCGCCCTGAGGCACCACGATCAGGCATGGATAGGTAGGAACCTCGAAGGCGTTGCCGCCCCACCGACGAACCGTGTTCGGCACAGTCTTGTACGTCGCGGGCGTCGTCGCGATTGCAGCCAGCACCGTGTCCACGTTCTGCAATATCAGCTCGCGTACCGTCGTTGTTGCCGGGTATGCCATCAGCGGATCTCCTCGAGGATCACGGTAACAGATCCGGCGGCCGCGTTCCGACGCACACGCTCAAGCGTGTCATCGGCAAACCGTACATCCACAGCCGACCCGCCGGGAGGCGTGTAACTGATCGCCAGGATGCCACCAGTGATGGTCCACGCACGCTCGACCTCGGTCAGGATGCCGTCCAAGCTGTCATAGGTCAGAACCCAACGACGCAGCTCGCGCTCGTTGATCTGCCGGCCACGCGACTTGTTCAGCTCTGCGGGAGCCTGAATTGCACGCCGCTGGCTCGTCTCAACCAAGGTCGCCGGACACATCGTCCAAGTGTAGACGGCCACTAGCCACCGCCTCCGACACGACGGGAAGCTGCTTCGCCGGCCGCCGTGAAGCGCGCACGCCGGTCTTGAACAAGTGCCGGCGAGGTCCAAGTGTCGCGGAATCCCAGCCGCGCCGGAACCTCGACTTGCTTCTTGAGGATGTACAGCAACTGCACATCCTCCTCTTTCCGACGCTTGCCGCCCGGCTTGCCATACGACGCCAAGAACGTGTTCCCCTTCTTGCTGGTGAAGAAGAAGACGTCCTCTGGGTATCGAGAGAGCAGGTCGCGCGCGCTCGTGTAGCGAGGCGCGCCGGACCCCGTGAGGGCATCGTCGAGCGGGATCGTCAGGTTCTTCGCCCGCTTCGGACGAATCGTGCCGCCGTACTCCTGCAACCGCGCGTACTTCACACCTTGGCTGTAGACCAGCAACGTCAACGGCTTGCCGGCAGTGCCGCCCAGCACGCTCTTGCCGAAGGACCGACGAAGCGATCCAGTCCGGTTCTGAAGGATCGTACCCGTGTTCTTTGGGCCCGAGTAACCACGGAACCTCTTCGTGATCATCGTGTCGATGAACACGTTGCCATGGTCGGTGAACGCCTTCCGCATCTCCTGATTCAGGGCCGACGGGAACGCCTTCAGCACCCGCTTCAGGGCGTCGATGTCGACACGAAGGCTCACAGCGTCAGGCGCTTGTACTTCGACAGCGCCTGGCGCACCTCGTCCAGAAGCTGGTAGTCCTTGGTGTACTGAGTCGAACTCTCGCCCATCGTCACGTTGCCGCCAGGCGTCGTGCGCCGGCGATGCAAGTACGCCACCTGCAAGTCGCACGCCTGCGCCAGGTCCGGGTAGCCGGTGATCAGGTTCGCCGTGCTCGTCGCGAAGCCGCCCGTGTAGGTGACTTGGATGTAGTACGGCATGATGGGACGAGCCATCGAGCCGGCCGTGAACGGCGTGCCCTGCGAAACCAGACGGATAACACCGGCCGTGTCCTCGAGGACATAGTCGTCGTTCCGCACAAGCGTCGTCGCCGTTGCGAAGTCCGTCGTGTCGTTCAGCTTGACCGTAAACGCCACAGCGCCGTTCACAGGCGCACCTTGCAGCGTCACCAACCGCCGCGACAACTTGATCGGGTACACCTCTGTGCGCGCCGTCTGCTGGCCGTGGCGGCGCATCTCGCCGTCGAATCGCAGGCTCGTCGCCGTGACCAATTGATCGATCAGCGAGTCCTGCGACACGTCGGCATTCGCGATGCCCAGCAGCGTCTTGACGCGCGCGCGAGTGGTGTAGTCGATCGCCATGGCTTAGAGGACGAAAGTCGAGACGTTGGCGTTGGCGTCTGGAGTGATCAACTCGTTGAACAGCACGGCAACGCACGACACCGTGATGCTGCCTCCTGAAATCGACGAGACATTGAGCCGGACGTACTCGCGGTGCTTGTTGCAATCGACGAGCACCGTGCAAGAGGTGAGCTGCTCCGATCCGCTGAAGGTTGTCGAAAAACCGCTGTTGGCCCAGTTGGAATTGTCCTGGCTGTCTTGGACGTCAACAACGAATGACTTGCCGGCAACCGAGAAGTCGGACTGCATCTGAAAGACCAGATGGCGATAGCTGATAGTCTGCACTCCGGTCATCGCGAAAGGAGTCGACGTCGTCACGCTATTTCGGCGAATGCCGACGATGCGCATCTCGTTCTGGTAGTCGTTTCTCATAGAGCCGACAGTCCGATCTGCGAAACAGGATCGCTCGAGTTGATCTTGTTGTATTGAAGGGCCGTCACGCCGACAACGATGGTGCCCGTGAGCCTTGTGATCTTCAGGCGAACGTACCGGCGGACAGCTTCATGCCGGACAAGAAATCCGCGACCGTAGATTGTGCCGGTACCAGGAAAGTCCGTCACGGCCGTGCCGATCTCAGCCCAGTTTGAGTCATCCGCGCTGTCCTCCAGCGTAGCAGTCAATGTCGCCGCCGAGGCGTGGAACTCGTTGAGCAGCAGCAGGGTGTAGCGGTACCCATTCGGGGTGATTGAAGCAGACTGCACCGGAGTGCCACTGCTAATCGTCGTCGAGGCCAGCAGCGTCTGCCCTCGCATGGTTGTCTTCCCGTCAAAGTTCATCTTCCGACTTCTTCCTGCGGCCTCGCCGCTTGGTCTCCACGCTAGCCGCTTCCTCGGCCGGCGGCTCCGGCGTGATCGCCTCGAGCACTTCGGCCGCGTGTTCGATGTTCGGCCTCGACGCACGCCACCTGTTCAGCAGCGCGCCCGGCCACGCCTCTTTTGGCGTCACGCTCGCGCCAACCGGTGCCGGCTCGAGCTTGTACTCCTGCCCTCGGATCTCTTCGACCACCCAAGGGTCGCCAAGGTCCAGCGTCTGGCCCTCGAGGAGCCACGCCTTGTTCACGCCCTTCGCCTTTGGGTCGTGCAGCGCATGCCCTTTTCCAACGATGTGCAGGCTCATGGGGTGATGCATGCCGCGAGTTGTAGCACAAGGGCCGCCGCCGCTCGCGGCGACGACGGCCCTCGATCCCACAGTCCGTCAGACGATCAGTCGATCGAGAAGGCCATCGTGTTGAGCGTGACGCTCGGGTTCACGGCATTGAGCAAGAGCACCGTCACGCCGAAGTCGCAGGCCGCCGTACCAACGACCGCTTGGATCTTGATGTAGCGGTTGCACTTGTCGGTGGTGCCGGCGGTCGCGCTATTCAGACGAATGCGTCCAACGTAGACGGTCGCCTCGTTGGCAGTCACTACTTGAGTGAATGCCGCGCCGGTGACGGCGGCATAGCTGCCACCAGCCGTGTCGGTGTCGCGGACGGTTACGTCAACCGTACCGCTCGAGCCCATCGTGCCCGCGTCAAAGATGATGACGGCTTCGGCGAAGCCGGCCGTGTCAATCTCTGACGATGTGTGAGTCGCCGCCGAGTAGTTGTCGGCCTTGAGGGCTGCCACCACTTTGTGGTGACTGCGGAAGTCCATCTGCATGTGAGTGTTCTCCTTGTGCGTTTGGTTAGGGGATCAGGTCTGCGCGGCCAAGCCCGTCGAGGCACAGAACGCTTCCGGGTAACGCACACCAACATCGACGGTCATGCCGGCGAGGATCTGGGTCTGACGCTTGGTGAAGTTCGTGCCCTCCCGCGAAGCCGCGAGCACCATCGTGCCCCACTCCGCAACCATCGACGCGGCGAACGCGCCGAGCAGAATCTTGTCGTTCGGCATCTGCGTCGACAGAACGTAGCGGTGACCGAGGATGCGCTCGATCGTGCCGCCGTCAACGAACGGACGAACCTTGGGGTTCACGTTTGCGCTGCTCGAAACCGTGTCGAGTTGCTTGCGCACCTGACGGAACTGGTTCGGATGCATTGCCCACACGAACTCGCCCACCGTCTGGGCGTTGTCCTCGAAGAGCTTGTGCTCCATGTTGATCATCTCGTTGTACGAGGTGGCAGCATCAAGAGCACCCGTGAAGCTCTGGGTGTTGATGCCCGAGGTGTTGAGAATGCCGGTCGGCTGACCCGCAGCACCCGTGCCGTTGAACACCGCAGCGTCGATCTTCAGACCGATGTCACGGGCCAACTGGCTACGAACCAACTGCTCGGCACCAGGCGCGCCCAGTTCGATCAGACGATTCGACAGCGTGCACAACGCGAACACGTCGTGCGGGTACAGGTCGATCTGGCCGAAGGTCATGTCGCCCGAGGTCACGGCCTCGACTTCACCCAGCCAGTAGGCAGTGGTCGCGCCCGTGATCTTCGGGATCTGCACCGGCGAGCCGGTCAGGCCACCCATGCGCACGGTGCCAGCTTCGTACGCGACGATGGCAGCTTGAAGCAGCGGAATGATCTGAGCCGACATCACTTGGTTCGGAACGATGAAGCCGCCGAGGCTATCGACGGTCGTCACCATATCCTTCGTCACCACGGCCGAGTCCACCGTGCCGGCGGCAGCCGAGCACATCTCGTACTCGAGCGGCGCGAACTTCGCCACGTTGCCCTTCATCAAGCCGCTGATCAGCTTGGAGAAGGAGAACTCCTTCACTTCCTTGCTGTCGTGCGACAGGCCGGGCACCGCGAAACGGGCAGCCTTGGCGTCGGCTTCACGACGCTGGGCGTCCAGCTTCTCGTCCAGTTGCTTCGCGAGACGCTCGCACAAGGCGGCATCGCGCTGGTCCAGGTTGCTCTTGAGCTGGCCGATGAGCGCCTGCGACAGCGCCTCGACCGACTGGTTGTTGATTTCCATCTGTCTTTTCCTCTGCGGTCTTAGGGTTGTCACAGGGACCGAGCGACGCGCTCGGCCACCTGCGCGAAGAACGCCGCAGCGTCTTCGCGTCCAGACGACCGCAGAGCGGCCGCCTTGTTCTTGGGTTCGCCGGCGATCTTCTCGATCGCGGCCTCGTCGAAACGCTTCTCCAGCGCCTCGATCGAATCATTGAGGCGACGCAGGCCCTTGTCCAGAGCCGTGAGCGCGGCGATCTGCGCGTCGAGCGCGGCAGCCAGCGCCTTGACTGCATCGGCCGACATCTCCATCGGCTCCTCTTCCTCGGCCGCCTCGACCTCGACTTCGATCTCCACCTTCGTCAGCGTCGAGAACTTGTGCGCCACAAAGACGTCCGTCTCTTCGTAATCGCCGTCCTCATTCGCCTTGTAGATCTTGATCATCGCCGCCGGATCTTCCGACGTGCCCTCGACGCTGAAGTCCGAGTTGGGCACCTCGATCTTGCCGTTGGCCTCAATATCCACGATCTCGCCGAACGCATCACCGCCGCTCGACTCCCACGTCACAAAGTCCCCGACCTTCAATGCATCGGCAGCCGCCTTTGACACGCCGCCGCACTCGCACGCCGCCTTCGAATCCTCGGCCGGCGACTCCACGGCCGCCGTGCCCTCGCGGCACATCGAGTACGCCACGGCTACCACTTGGTCGATCTTCCACTCGGGATGCTCGTCGATCAGCTTGGGGATCTTGCTCGACACGCACTCTTGTAGCGGGTCGGCAACCGTCACCGGCGCAGCATCGCTCTTCGTGGACTTCTTCATCGGATCGTAGGCCCAGTTCTTCAGCGAGATGTCGCGCTTGGAAATCGGGCATGCCTCGCTGACCGGCTCGCCCTGCTCCATGTTCTTCATCCGAGCCACGAAGGACGTCGTCCGCTTGGCATTGTCCACCAGCCGGCGGTCCCACTTGTCCTTCGGCGTCTCGAGGAGCTCGAGGTTGCGCTTGATCACGGCGTCAGCGTCCACGCTCGCCTTGCGGCTGCATTCGTTCGCGTCCCACGCCTTCAGCTCGCTGGCCGACATGTTCACCGCGTCGCGCCAAGAGCTGTACACGGCGTCGAGCTCGTCCTGCTCCAGCTTCTCGACCGCGCCCACCGCGAACGTGCGCCGGGTCGGCATGATGCCGGCCACGCGCAGCAAGAGGTCGTCGGCCATCTCGCGCGAGAGCGTGCCGCGCTTCACCATGTCCGACATCGCCTTCGCGATCGGGTCGCGCTTGTGCGACTTCGACAGCAACGCGTTAGGGTTCGCCGGGATCGAGCAGTTGGACAGCTCGAGCTGCTGCTGCTCCTCGTACAGCACGCCGTAAGGTCCGAGACCGATCTCCTTGCGCTCGGCCTCGTTCTTCGGCTTGTACGCGCGCGTCGGCACAAAGCCCACGCTCACCGCACGCAGGCCGCCCTCGTCGATCATCCGCAGCACCGCTTCCGACATCGGGTTTGCCGACTCGCTGAAATAGGTGATCGACTCCATCAAAGCAGGACGGCCGGAGTTCTTCTCCATCGACCAGTCGTGCACGCGGCCGATCGGGAAGGCGTCCGAGTAGTGGCCCCACAGGGCGACGGGGTTCTTCTCGAACTCCGTGAACTTCCAGCCGGCGACACGGATGATGTCGCCCATTCGGTCTGCCGTTTCGTCGCTGGCAATAAATCGCCGCGTGCGACCGCCGTCAGGGGCCTTCGACACCGGAGCCGCCACGCCACGAACGTGAATCGCCGACGTATCCAGCTTGATCGCGAACACGTCCTCTGGCTTTGCAGACGACAGTTCGGCCGGCGTCGCGATGCCGTTCAGGATCCGCGCCGCCAGTTGCTGGACTTCGCTGTTGTGGACTAGGACTTCCATGCTGGTGTTATACAACCGGCGCGACGACGCACCGGCAGTTGATGACCTCGTCTGCGGCTCCGTTCGGGTCGTTCGGGTAGCGCAAGCCCGGCTTGAATTCTTCTCCAGGCGCGACCACGCGGCCATCGAGCTCGCGGTGGCTCTCGCGAGTCGTGGCGTCATTCGACGCAACCCAGCGCAAGCCCTTCACGCCCTCGGCCTTGTACTCCTCGTAAGCCGCAGAGTTGTACGCCTTGCCCGTCTCCGTGCGCGCGATCGTAAGCGCGCGAGCTTCCTTGTTCACGAAAGCCGACGACAGGCCCTCGTCCAACTCCGGCAGAACCTCGAGCAAGTCCGACGCGAGTTCCGGCGTGCTGGTCGCCGTCGACAAACGCGTTAGCAACTTGTCGCGGATTTCGTCCGCGAGACGGCTGGTCACGCCCTCCACGATCTGTGCACGCTGATCGGCAATCAGGCGCAGGATGCGGGGATTCGTAACTTCAATCTGCACCACGCCAAGCATCTCGGCCGTGTCCGCAAGACCCTCGGCCCACGTCGCTGTCAGGCTAGTCGTGATCAAGGCGTCGAGCTGCTTGGCCCACTCGTCTTGCTGGAGCAGCAGGTAACGGTCGACCTCCTGCTCGGTCCACGCCTTGACGACCCGCTCGCCGGCAGACTTCAGAGCGTTGGGCCCGTTCTCGGCGAAGTCGCGGATCCTTTCCCTCTGCGCGCGCTCATAGCGCCGCAGCCACGTCAGGACGTCCGACGCCAGCCGGCGCTCGGCCTTGTCCAAGGTCTTCGCGTAGATCGCCTCGACGAAGGCTACGCGCTCTTCCCGCGTCTCCAGCATCTTCGAGCGAGGCTCAACCGGCTGCTCGACCACAGGCTCGGGCTCGACAGCCGGAGCCGGAGGTGGTGCGACCGGCTCGGCTTCGCCGGTGTTCGTGTCGTTCTTGCCGAAGACCGTATTGGACATCGGCACGAACACCGTGCTCGCCGTCTCCACGGTCTCGATCTCAAGGCCCAGCATGCGCGCCGCATCATTGAACGACAGGCCCACGCCCATCGCCGCCAGATCGGCCGCCAACTTGTACTTCGCGCTGTGATCCTCTTGGAGGCTGGCGATGCCCGAGTAGTCAAAGCTCACATAGCAGCCGGCCAGCCTCGGATCTTGCAATCGGCCGAGGAAGTGGCTGTTGATCTTCTCCGCCAAGGAGTCGAGGTAGCCCTTCACGCTCTGCCAAAACTGCCTGTAGGCCTCGGTGACGTTGTTGTAGGTCGCCGTGTCGTAGTTGCCGATCACCGGCGGAGGCACTTGGAGGATGCTGCACACCGTGTCGCGCACCCAGCTAAGGGTCTCGCGCTGGAGCATGTCCTTCGGCGTCGCCGGGTTCGGAACCACGTCGACCTTGCCGGTCAACACTTTGAAGCCGCCGACCACATCGGGGTCGCGCATGGCCTCGTTCGCCGACTCTTGCAGCCGGAATTCTTCCTCGTTGGACATGCCCTCCTCGTACTTGAGGAAGGCACCCGGGCCGCCACCGCGCATCACCGCTTCCTGGTAACGCTCGGTTTGGAAGCCGACCGAGATCACGCGCATCGCCGCGTCGATTGGTGATAGCCCGCGCTGCGGGTCGGCTGGATTGTAGTCGTAGAAGTGGACCGTGGAGCCGATCGGAAAGACCGGAGGAGCGGCCGTCGAGCTCGCGCCGTACTGGACCTGAATGACTCGGCCGGTCGACGGATCTCGCGCGTCCTCGACGTAGCTGCCCGACACGGGGACGATTTGCGTCGGAAAAGGGATCGGCGACCGAGCGTCGTAGCTCGGCACGATCGGCTTGCCCTCGGCGTCCATCAAGAACCACCAGTCTTCGCCGGAAAGCTTCCTGTGGCTGATGCCCGCGGCCAACAGGTCCGAAAGACCCATGTCGCTGTTCGGCATGTTGAACAGCTTGCGGATGGGATGGTCCTCGCCGACCTCACTGGCGTCGGGCGAATCGGATTCCCAGATGCAGATCGGCACCTGACGCACAGCCTCCGTCAGAACTTGAACGCAAGCAAAGACCACCCACGAGTCGTACAGCGGGTCTTCGACCTCGTCACGACCACCTAGGCTCGCGCGCGTCAGACCAATCTGCTTGAGCAGCGAGTCCATGGACTTCGCCACGCCGGCCGGCTCGGCCCGTTCAAAAACGAATGGGCTGCCGGGCATACGCTTAAACGGTGCCGGTTGACGCTTCTTAGTCACTGGTAACATCCTTCCACGGTGGGAGATAAGAAGCCCGAGCGTATGCTCCACAACCGCTCAAAGAGCGGCGAGGCCCTCGTAGTCATCACGGCCAGACTTCATAAGTCTACCTACGCTGCCCTCTTCTCCATTGCTGCTCGGCATCGGATCAAGTCGTCTGTCCTGATTCGTCGGGCGCTGGAGGAGGTGGTGCGTGCAGCTTCCGGTACAAGTCGACCTCCCGCCGGCCAGCATGAGTCAGGCCCGCGTACAACAACACGCCGCCATGCCCATCGCCCTCGACCCCCAGGATGATCCACGAGCGCATGCACATCGCAAAGAGCTGAGTCGGCGTGCATTCATCCGGCTGGCCGATGTCGCATTTGAGCAAATACGGTAGCAGCTTGTCGTCGTGAACGATGCGCCGAGGTGCCACTCCATTCCTCCTAGGGGGCTTCCCGCCGGCGGTGAAAGGCGAACCGCCGGCGGGTGCCGCGCTGCCATTCTTCGGCTGCGTCGCACACCGTGGGTGGCCGGTGTGCTGAACCCACGACCAGCATACGATGCATCGCCAATTGGTCAACGACCTCGACGAAACACGCTCATCGAACCTCGAGGTGCGACGCCGATGCCAGGACGCACGCTCGCTCCGCGCGCAAGACCGATGATCGCCGAGTCCCACTGGTCGGGGCTCCGACCGTAACGCTCGCGCAAGCCATCCTTTCCATCGTCACGGTGCAGCGCCACGCGCGTGCCCTTCGCGCTGTCCTCAAACTCGTACCGCGCCCACTGCGCCTGTCGCCAAAGCTCCGAGAACTTCTCCGGGATCACGATCTTGCGTTCCTCGAGTAGTCGCTTGGCAACCCAGTGCAGCTCGCTCTTGCGATCGCCGAACACCATCTGGCCGGTCAGGTCGCGCCAGTCGTATTTCGCCGAGGCACCAAAGTCCACCGAGTCGACGTAGTAGCCAAGCTGCTTCAAGCGATCCACCACGCCAGCGCCCATGCCCACCGAGTCGATGTGAATGTTGCGCGCCGGAATCGGCTCGCCCTTCAAGCCCCACGTCCGCGCGAGTTCGACGACCTTCGATGCCGTCGCCATCAGGTCAGGCAGTCGCCACGAGATCTGCTCCTTGAGCACTCCGTTGGACCACAGCGTCGCCACGCTCTCGTCGCTGCCCTGACGCGCCACGTCGACGCCCAAGTGCAACTGGCCCGCGCTCGTCGGCTCCGGGATCTCGGCACCGAGTGCCGCGACCAGCATGCCCTTCGTCACGAAGCGACGCTCGAGGCTCTGCTCGGGAAACCTACCAAGCACATACGCCGACCACAGCGGCGAGTCTGCGCCCCACTCCGCGCGCATCTGCTCGACCCACTCCTTGTCGGCCAGCCAGTCCGGCGCGACGTGGAACGAGTCGTAGGGCACGGGGTCGGGCACGTCGTCCGCGCACGCCGAGATCCTGATCCGATGCCACCGCGCCGCGTTCCGAAAACTGCGCGCAAAGAAGTGGTCCGACTCTGCGTCGATCGTCGGATTGGCCGTCAGCAGGACGTGCACGTTCGGGCCCGATAGCGAGCCCTCGATCGCTCGATAGACCGCGTCATCCACGCCCGCGGCCTCGTCGATCACGACCACTAGACGCTTGTCGCCGACCTCTGCCTCGCGCTTCAGGCGCTCGAAGTCCACG